CGCCGAGACTGCCTTATCTCAAGCAGCTACAAACATTTTAGGTAGACTATGGAAGGAGTGACGAGAATGCCTAGGACCAAGAAGACCACCCGTGATGCTATCCTGAAGTATCTGAGCGAAAACCCTAATGCGACTAACAAGCAGGTCGCCGAGAAGCTGAAGTGCACTGTCAGTTATGTGTGGATGCTCCGCAAGCAGATGGGGGGAGCCGCGCAGGTAGCAGAGAAAGCTCAAGAAGCTCCAAAAGTTGACGTGGATGCTCTTCTCGATGAGCGCGGTTTGCGCTATGGTACGTTCCGTACCCATGCTGAAATCACGCAGCTGTTGAAGCGTGTAGTAAGTAAGTACCTGCATAACGGGGGTAAGGAGCTCGACTTTGACCAGCAGGAGGCTCTGGACATGATTTTCCATAAGGTCGGGCGCATCGTTGGCGGCGATCCTGACTACGTAGATAGCTGGGCAGACATTGCTGGTTATGCCACGCTCGTTGTAGACCGTTTGAAAGGTAAGGAGAGGTGATATGGTTGACGCATTCATCCTTATAGCAGCTCTCGTCGTCGGAGCTGGACTTGGCCTTATGCTAGGTCGCTGGTATGGCTTCCTCGATGCGAAAAAGGATTTTGACGCAAAGGTAGAGGGGCTAAAGAAGGCTACATGCAAGCCGCCACGTGACGCACGTGGACGGTTCGTAAAGAGAAGCTGAGGATGGCGGCTACCGATATAGTATGGTCGTACTCTGCAATTAAGACCTTCGAGCAATGCCCGAAAAAGTACTACCACCTTCGAGTAGCCAAGGATGTTGAAGATGAGCCGGGTGAGGCGGCGGTATATGGCACCGCCGTACACCTCGCCGCTGAAGAGTTCATCCGTGACGGAAAACCCATCCCTGAGAAATTCGCCTTCATCCGCCCTGTGGTAGAGAAACTGGCATCCCTCCCGGGAGAGAAATACCCCGAACTCAAACTTGGTATGCGCAAGGATGGCACACCCTGCGGGTTCTTCGACGAAGACGTGTGGTGGAGGGGTATCGCAGACCTGCTGATTATCGACGGCCAGCGTGCATGGTGTGTGGACTACAAGACCGGCAAAAGTGCTCGTTATGCCGATACCAAGCAGTTAGACCTGCTGGCTGCAGCCGTATTTGCACATTACCCACAAGTCGAAAAGGTCAGGTCTGCTTTGGCTTTCGTAGTTAGCGGTGAGCTTGTGTCGAAGACTCACAGGGTTTCCGAACGCAGCACTTATATGTCGGTGTTCGACGAGCAGTTGGAACAGTTGGAAGCAGCCATGGGTAGCGGCGTATTCAATGCGAAGCCTAGTGGCTTGTGCTCATACTGCCCTGTGGTAGACTGTGCGCATTGGAGGCCCAGGGGGCGATAATGGCCAGAGACTATCGATCAGAGTACGATAACTACCAAGGCAAACCTGAGCAGAAAAAGAGACGCGCCATGCGTAATGCGGCTCGGGCCAAACTGATGCGCGAAGGCAAGGTCAGGAAAGGCGACGGGATGGACGTTGACCATGTGAAACCGCTTAGCAAGGGCGGCACTAACGGTGATGGGCTCAGGGTAAAGCCCAAGTCCAAGAACCGGTCGTTCAAGCGCACAAGCAGCGGCGCGATGAAGTAAGGAACCCGAGGAGCAAACGTGCAAATCATAGATAACAAGGCGCTCCTGCTGGAGCTCGAAAACCCTTCGCACATCACACAGACTGTGAAGAAGAGCATGCTGGTAGACGGCGGCAGCGGCGTCTTGGTGCATTGGGGGCATAAGGAAGCCGAAGCGCTCGCCAAACTCAGGCTGGATGTGCCTTCTCCCATCCTGCGTGACTACAAGTGGACTGGGAAGTTTGCTCCCTTCGAGCATCAGAAGAAGACCGCCTCATTTCTGTCCATTCGCAAGCGTGCTTTTTGTTTCAGCCAGCAAGGGCTTGGGAAAACGGCAAGCGTTATCTGGGCTGCTGACTACCTGATGAATCTGGGGTTGGTTAAGCGCGTGCTGGTGTTGTGCCCGCTTTCCATCATGAATGCCGCTTGGCAGAAAGACCTGTTCACCTTCGCCATGCACCGCTCATGCGGGATAGCTTATGGTACTCCTGCACAGCGAAAGAAGGTTATTGCCACAGGCGCTGAGTTTATCATTCTCAATTACGACGGTCTTAGCGTGGTCAAGGATGAGGTCATTGCTGGTGGTTTCGACTTGATTGTCGTTGATGAAGCGAACCATTACAAAAATACACAGACCAAACGTTGGAAAGTGCTTAACCAGATAGTCAAGGCTACAGACCCACGTCTGTGGATGCTGACCGGTACTCCTGCAGCGCAATCGCCCATAGATGCTTACGGCTTGGCCAAGCTGGTGAACCCCGAAGGTTGCCCACGATTTTTCACCGAGTTCAAGACTGCGGTGATGACCAAGGTTTCAACGTTCAAGTGGGTCCCCAAGCCAGATGCATATAGGTATGTGCGCAAAATCCTTCAGCCTGCAATTCGGTTCGAGAAGAAGGATTGCCTTGATCTGCCCGAAGTTACACACATAGAGCGCGAAGCGCCGCTCACTCCGCAGCAGATGAAATACTACAATTTGCTCAAGAATGAGATGCTTATGGAAGTAGCGGGGGAAGAGGTAAGCGCAGTCAATGCCGCTACCAAGATCAACAAGCTGTTGCAAATCAGCGGGGGCGCGGTCTACACGGATGCCGGAGAGGTGCTGCAGTTCGACATCAGCAACAGGCTTAATGTCGTATTGGAGGCCATAGAAGAGACCAGCAACAAGGTTCTGGTCTTTGTCCCCTTCACCCATACCATAGAGCTTCTGCGAGCCAGGTTGGAGAAGGAAAGCATCAGTTGCGGCGTCATTAATGGGGCAGTCCCAGCCAGCAAGCGCGGCGATATTGTGCACAGGTTTCAAACAGCTAAAGACCCCCATGTACTGTTGATACAGCCTCAGGCTGCCAGCCATGGACTTACTCTGACTGCTGCGGATACGATTATCTGGTATGCGCCGGTAACCTCAGTAGAGACCTACCTGCAAGCGAATGCGCGTATAGACCGTCCGGGACAGAAGAACGCCATGACCATCGTGCACATCAAGGGCAGTCCGGTGGAGACGAAGCTGTATAAGATGCTACAGGACAATATCAGCAACCATAACAAGCTGGTTGACCTATATCGCGAGGTGCTGAGCGAGTAGCTCTTGACACTGTCTAAAAATCAGGGTATAACCCCATCGCCACAAGAGGAGCAAACTATGGACCTGACGAATGTATCTGCTGACAAGCTAGTCCGTGTCTACCGCAAAATCCGTGCGGCCATGGACGAGAAAGAGGCTGCGCATAAAGAGGAGATGGCCACGCTCAAGGGGCATCTTGACACCATCAGCGCCAGAATTCTTGAAATCTGCAACGAGCAGAATGCCGATAGCCTACGGACACCAAGCGGTACCGTGATACGTCGCACCGTCACGCGCTATTGGACGAACGATTGGCAGGCGATGTACGACTTCATCTTGGAGAACAAGGTTCCGCATCTGCTGGAACAGCGCATCCACAATAGCAACATGAGGCAGTATATCGAGGAAAACCCCGACAAATTGCCAATTGGGCTTAACGCCGACACCAAGTACGTAATCACCGTTCGCAAACCCACCAACAAGTGAGGATTTATCAATGAGCAACATCATTATTTTCAAGCACCCCGGTGCGGCATCCAATATCCGTCGCCCGCTGTCCGAGCTTACCAAGTCGGTAATTTCTACTGTTACCATCAACCGCATCCAGACCAGCACCAATGGCACGTTCAAACGTATCGTGAACGGAGAGCAGATTGGTAAGGCTATCAGGGGCGAGTTCAACGCCATCATCATCGCCATGCTGCCGAAGGTCAGCCGCGTTTTTTACGCAGGTAAGTATGACCCCGATGCTAAGCCCACCTTGCCGGACTGTTGGTCAAATGACGGGGTTACACCGGAGACCAATGCTCCTAATCGTCAAGCCGCCAACTGCGCTACCTGCAAGAACAACATCGACGGTTCCGGTGAAAATGGTAAGGGTAAAGCATGTCGCTACCAGCGGCGCGTAGCACTTCTGCTTGAAGGCGATGTGTCTGGCACTGTCTACCAGTTCAATATCCCCGCCAAGTCGCTGTTCGGCAAGGGCAGCGGCAACACTCACCCATTCGAGAGCTATGTGCGGTTCTTGGCAGCTAACGGTGAGTCGATTGATTACGTCGTTACCAACATTGCCTATAATCTCGACGCTGACACCATGGAGCTTCAGTTCACTCCGGTGCGTCCGATCACCGATGAGGAGTATGAGCTCGTCATAGCTGCGCAGGCTAACCCTATTACACAGCGTCTTATCCAGTTGACCGTACCGGAGGCTGACGGCGCTGTTGCGAACAAGCCAAGCTCTGTGGTCATCGACCAGGAAGGGCCGGAAGAACCCCCCACACCCAAAAAGGCCAAGGCTACTCCCAAAAAACCCGCGTGGCTCGATGACGAGGAGGATGAAGACGAGGAAGTTGACGAGCCAATTGTTGTCAAGAAAGCGCCCGCCAAGGGGGCAACGGTTCGCACTCCGAAGGGCGACTTGGCTGCGACACTAGCCGCTTGGGCCGATGAAGACGAGGATGAGGACGACTGATGAGTCGTGGGTATAGCCTGCGCATTCGCGACTTGAACGCGAGAGCGGATAAGCGCAAACTAGGCGTCCGACTTGGCCGGATGTGCATCAAGAAGGGTGTGCCGGTCTTGGTTGTCGCCAAGCGTATGGGTGTGACGCGAGCTACGGTATATAACTGGTTCTGCGGGGCTTCGTCCCCGCAGGCTAACCTTATTTCTCGTATCGAAGCCTATATCGCCGAGCTGAAAAGCGCGGCTGACTGAACCAGCCAGCTGTATAGAGACGTAGAGGGGTGCCGCTGGCGCTCCCGTTGGGCGGTGTCTACGGCATGGAGAATTTTGACCTTTTGACAGCAGTGCAGCCAGAACAAGGCTGGTATGCTGTTGTCG